TCCCCGAAGGCGACGGCATCGTCCTCAAGTTCGACGACCTGAGCCTGGCCGAGGCCGACCTGGTGAAGGTCGTGGGCCGCATCTACGCCGCGCACGACGTCACCGGTCCGGGCCGCCTGGTGAACATCAAGAAGCCCAGCGCCGTGACCACCTGATGAAGGTCCGGCTGCTGAGAGCGGCCAGGATCACGCACAACGCCGGGGAGATCGTCGAGGTCTCCCCGGATCAGGCCGCCTTCCTGCTGAGCGTGGGAAGCGCGGAGCCGGTCGTGGCTGCGAAGAAAGAAACGCCTGAAAAGGCGACCGCCAAAACGACGAGGAAAAAGTGACATGAAGCTGCTGATCGCCGTGCCGACGCTGGAAAGCGTGCCCGTGGATTTTATGGAAAGCCTGATGGGCCTGGCCTGCCATCTGAAGGATGAGGGCGTGGACTTCAAGCTGAAGATCGAGGCCGGAACGCTGGTTTACTTTGCCAGGGAGAACCTGGCACGGTACGCCATCGCCAACAGGTATACTCACGTCCTTTGGCTGGATTCCGATATGGTTTTCAGCGAGGAGATCGTGGAGGACCTGCAATTCTGCGGGAAGGAAATTGTCACGGGGATCGCCCACAGCCGGAGGCCGCCGTTCAGCAGCTGTATTTTCAAGGAGATCTTTCCCGGCGTGGAGAAGTTTAAGGGCGATTATCCGATCACGCCCTTCCGGATCGCCGCCTGCGGCATGGCCTGCGTGCTGATGCGCGTGGAGGTGCTGGACAAGGTGCGGGAAAAATTCGGCACCATGTTCCAGCCCATGACGGACCCCATCACCTACGGGGAGGACGTGGCCTTCTGCTGGCGCGCCGCGCAGTGCGGTTTTGAGATCTGGGCAGAGCCGACGGTCCGCGTGGGCCATGTGGGCCGGAGGATCATCTGGCCGGAAGACACGGAGGTCAAAGCATGACGATCCTGATCGCGGCGCCGCTCCGGCAGGAGCTGCATATCTTCCGGGAGTACCAGCGCGGCCTGGACGAGCTGAAAATCCCGAAGGGCGTGACGGTGGACCGCTTTTATGTGGTCAACGACTGCCCGGAGGTGATCCCGGAGATCAAGGGCGAGTATGTGGTGTGCGACACAAAGGATGTCTATGAGCGCCGAGAAAACGACCACTACTGGACCCATGAGAATTTGGGGAAGATGCACCAGCTGCGGAACCTGACCTGCCAGCGGGCGCTGAGCGGCGGATATGACTATCTCTTTTCCGTTGACACCGACCTGGTGCTGCACCCGGACACGCTCATGGAGCTGCTGGCCACCGGCAAGGACATCGTCAGCGAGCTTTTTTGGACGAACGGCTGGTGTAACGCCTGGATGTACGACCAGAGTGCCGGAATGGACCCGCACTGGGTCACGCCTGGCCTTTACCAGGTGGGCATGACCGGGGCCTGCATCCTGATCTCCCGCCGCGTGCTGGAGGCCGGGGTGGACTATTCCGCCATCCCCAACATCCGCAAATGCCTGTGGGGCGAGGACCGGCATTTCTGCATCAGCGCGGCCTGCCATGGCTTTACGCTGTGGACGGACAGCCATTGTCCGCCGGAACATCTCTACACCGAGAAAGCATACCGAAATTTCATCGCAAGGAGGGCCGAAAGAGATGCTGAATGAAATCAAGCTGGCCCTTGGAAAGGTTAAGAATGACTACGACGCGGAGCTGGCCCGGCTGGCCCTGGCCGCCGTGGGAGACCTGGGCATCGTGGACGTGAGAGCCGCCGGGGTGACGTTTGCGTTCAACCAGGACGGCAGCGTCACCGACAGCAGCACGATCACCGACCAGCTGCTGATCCGCGCCATCATCACCTACGTAAAGATGCACTTCAAAACTCCGGAGGACTATGACAAGCTGGAGCGGAGTTACAATGAGCAGAAAGCCCAGCTGATATCGGCCTCCGGGTACGGCCTGCCTGCGGAGGTGAGCTGATGGTCCGCGCCGACGTGATCGAGCTGATCAGCGAGACGCCCGGAGCGCACGGCATCTTCGACGCGCCGGAGGAAACGAAGCAGAAGACCTATTGCACGGTGCAGTCCGTCGGGATGCGGGAGTATTACCAGGCGAAGGCCGCCGGGTTGGAGCCGGAGATCGTCTTTCGCCTGACGGATGCCGACGACTACGGCGCTGAGAAGATCGTCGAGTGGAACGGGGACCGCTACCGCGTAGTGCGGACCTGGCTCCAGGGGGACGGCATCGACCTGACCTGCGAGCGGGTGACCAACGACAGAAAGGCGGTGACCACCTGATGGACGAGATCCTGACCGAGCTGAAGAAGTTGGGGTCCTTCGCCGCCTGGGGCTGGAGCACGTCGCCGGCCAGCGAATACGGAACCGTCGCCATCGACGGACAGAACGCGCTGCGGGCAGGGGACCGGCTGGGCGAGAGCGTCCAGGAGGGGACTGTCGACTGGTTTACCCGGAATCCGGAGAGCACCGTGCCCGGAGGCGTCGAGGCCGCCCTGGACGAGCTGGGCGCCAGCTGGTACCTGAACAGCGTGCAGTATGAATCCGACACCGGCCTGATTCATTTTGAGTGGGTGTGGCAATATGGCTAAGATCAGCTTTGACGGTCTCTATCAGTATGAGAAGCTGCTGGCGGAGCTGGGCCAGGATGAGCAGAAGATGGCAAGGTACGCCATCTACCCCGCCGCCGGCCTGGTGCTGGAGGAGCTGAAGGCGGCCACGCCCAGGGACACGGGAGATCTGGCGAACAGCGAGATCCTGACGAAGTTTGTCTCGAATGAAGGCGAAACCTACACCGCCATTGTTTTTGACGGCTACGACCGGAACGGTATACCGAACAGTCTGAAGGCTCGCGCAATCGAAAGCGGCACCAGCCGCATGAAGAAAAGACCGTTCATCCGGCCCACGGTCAACCGCATCAAGCAGCGGGTGATCGAGACCATGAGCGCCGGAGTGGACGAATACATCCAAAACCTTATGGGAGGGAAATAACAAATGGCTAATATCGGCCTGAGCAAACCCTATATCGCCACCTACGTCAACAACGCGGGCACGGTCACCTATTCCGCCCGCACGGTGCTGGGCAAGTACACCGAGATCGACGTCAGCCTGGACAGCACGGACGAAAATATCCTCTACGCCGACAACGGGCCGGCGGAAACCGACAGCCAGTTTTCCGGCGGCACCGTGACGATCACCACGGACGACCTGCGGCCCGCTGCCTTCAAAACGGCCCTGGGCCTGGTGGAGGCGGCCATCGCGGCGACCATGGCCACCACGAATCCCACGCCGAACTGGCTGATTTTCAACGACGACCAGGCGGCGCCCTATTTCGCCTTGGGTGGAATCATCAAAAAGAAGGTGGACGGCGTCATCAAGTGGCAGGCCTTCATCCTGGAGAAAATCAAATTCCGAAATCCTGACCTGAGCCTGACCACTCAGGGAGAGACCATTGAATGGCAGACGCCGGAACTGGAGGCCACCATCCTCCGCAGCGATGCCGCAAAGCATCCCTGGTACCGCATCTCCACGCTGCTGGACAGCGAGGAAGACGCCGTCGCCGCAATCGAGGCGTATCTGGCCGTCACGCCGTAAGGAGGCCAGCATGAAAGTCATCACCCGCCGCATCTGCGGCGAAGAGCGGGTGCTGTGTTACAGCCTCCGCGTGAGCAAGGCCGTGGCCGAAAAATTCGGCGCCGGAGGAATCCGGGACGCTCTGCAGGACGGGGACACGGAGAAAACCCTGGACGCCGTGATCTGGCTGCTGGTGAAGTTGATGAAGGCGGGGAAAAGATACGCCGACAAGAACGGGCAGCCCTGCCCGGAGCCGCCGGATGAGGACGATATGCTGGACGACTATTCGCTGGACGACCTGGCGGACCTTTACGGCGTGGCAAACGACACCATGGCCGCCGGGGCGCAGCAGGAAGTGGAAGCGGAATCAAAAAACGCAGAGGCCACGCAGGACCGGTAGGTCCTGCGTGGCTTTTATGGTATGGCCTGCACCTTGGGCTGACGTATGAGGAGACCATGGACCTGCCCATAGGCGACGTGCTGGAGCTGATCGCCGTGGACCAGATTCGGAACGGGCAGGCCAAGGAGAAGAAACACGAGGATTTCTGGGATCTGTTGAAGAGGAAGTGACAAAATGGCGGTAGATATCGGGCCGAAGATCAAGCTAGAAGGAGAATCTGGATTTAGAAAACAGCTGAATCAGGTGAACACCCAGGTCAAAACCCTGGGAACCGAAATGAAGGCTGTGGAATCGGCTTTTATCGGCCAGGAAAAAAGTACGGAAGCCCTGACCGCCAAAAGCAAGGTCCTCACAGAGCAGATCGAGGCTCAGCAGGAAAAATACAATTTGCTAAGCAAGCGGCTGGAAGAAGCGTCGAAGCTCTACGGAGAAAACGATGAGCGGACGCAGAAGCTCCAGCAGGAACTGAACAAGACAACTGCCGAACTGAATAAGCTGGGCCATGAGCTGGAAACCACCACCAAGGAGCTGAACGGCGAGGCCGACAGCGCTGACAAGGCGGGCATGGAGACCAAGGAGGCCGGAGAAGACGCGGAAAAATCCGGCGCCGGCTGGAAGGCCCTGGGCGATACCGTGGCCGCCGTGGGGGCCGCCATGGCCGCAGCTGCGGCAGCAGCAGCCGCCGCCATCGCCGAGGCCGGGAAGGCCCTGGTGAGCTTCAGCGTAGACGGTGCCGCTTATGCCGATGATATCCTGACCATGAGCAGCGTCACCGGCATGAGCGCGGAAAAGCTGCAGGAGCTGCAGTACGCCGCCGAGCTGGTGGACACTTCCGTCGAGACCATCACCGGCTCCATGAAGAAAAATCTGAGCGCCATGACCAAGGTCCGGGACGGGAACGAGGCCATGACGGAGGTTTATAAGAAACTGGGCGTGGAGGTGTTGGACGCCAACGGCAACCTGCGGGACGATGAGACCGTCTACTGGGAGCTGATCAACGCCCTGGGCCAGGTCACGGACGAAACCGAGCGGGACGCCTTGGCCATGCAGGTGCTGGGCAAATCCGCGTCGGATCTCAACCCGCTGATCGAGGCCGGGGCCGACACCATGAAGGCCCTGGGCGTCCAGGCCCACAACGCCGGGTATGTCCTGGACGAGGACGCCCTGGACGCCTTCGGAGAGTTCGATGATCAGCTGCGGAAGTTGGACGTGGGCGCGACCGCGGCCAAAAACGCCCTGGGGACGATCCTGCTGCCGGTGCTGACGGACCTGGCCGGGGACGGCGTGGATCTCCTGGGGCAGTTCAGCCGGGGAATCCTGGACGCGGACGGGGATATCTCCAAGATGGGCGACGTGATCAGCGAGGTGCTGCCCCAGGTGCTGGACCTTGTGATGCAGTATATCCCCGATATCCTCGATCTGACGATCTCCATCCTGGGAGCCGTCGGTCAAAGCATCCTGGACAACCTGGACCTGATCATCGACAGCGTGGCCGACCTCTTTGAGCAGATCATCGAGGGGATCGTCGGTTCCGGAGCGATCACAAAAATCATCGAGAGCGGCCTGACCCTGGTCACCACGCTGTCACAGGCGCTGCTGGACAACCTGGACCTCATCCTTCAGGCAGGAATCGACACCATCATCGCCCTGATCGGAGGCCTGGCGCGGCAGATGCCGGAGCTGATACCCACGGCCATCGCGGCCCTGCTGACCATGGTGGACACGCTGACCGACCCGGCGAACCTGGTGAATCTGATCGACGCGGCGCTCCAGCTGATCCTCGCCCTGGCGGAAGGCCTGATCAAGGCCCTGCCCCAGCTGGCAGCGAAGGCCCCCGAAATCCTCGAAAACCTGACAAAATCGATCATCAAGGCGGCCCCCAAGCTCCTGGAGGCGGCGCTCCAGCTGATCCTCGCCCTGGCTGAGGGCCTGGGGTCCTTTTTCTTCAAAATCACGGAGAAGGGACGCGAGATCGTGGACAGCGTCAAAGCGGGATTCCAGGAAAAGGTCGATCAGGCTAAGCAGTGGGGCAAGGATCTAATTTCCAATTTTGTCGACGGTTTGAAGGCGAAATGGGAAGATCTCAAAAACGGGGTTAAGAACCTGGCAGGCACGATCAGCTCTTACATCGGCTTCTCTGAGCCGGATGAAGGCCCGCTGAGCAACTTCCATACGTTCGCGCCCGACATGGTGGACCTTTTCATCCAGGGGCTGCAGCAGGGGCAGCGGCGGCTGCAGGCGCAGCTGGCGGAGACCTTCGACCCGGCGGGCATCACCGCCGGCGTGGCGGACGTCACCGTGGGCAGCGCGGGCGGCATGGCCGTGGAGATCCCGCTGAACATCGACGGGCAGACGCTGACCCGCGTGGTGGCCCAGATAATGTGGCAGCAGAACGCGGCCAGCGTCCGAAATTACGGGAGGGCTTAAATGTCCATCACCATCTACCAGTCTGACCGGACTACGCTGCGGTACACGCTGGACGCCGTGCAGACGGCGAACCTGCACCAAAGCCTCAATGGAGAATGCACCATCGACCTGACCATGCCTGGACGGCTGATCAGGAATATTGAGCTGGGTGACGAGATCCGCCTGGGCGACCTCTATTTTGACGTGACGCGGCTGGCCAAAAACGGCCAGCCGACCAGCGTTTCCTTCGGCGTCAGCGGCGAGCATATCAGCTATGTCCTGTCCGACATGGAAATGCCGGAGGGAGAATACAGCGGTACGCCGTCCACGATCCTGGCTACGATCCTGAGCGGGAGCGGGATCTCCGTGGGGACCGTCTCCGTCTCCGGCACGCACAGCATCACCTTCAAGAGCGGGACCAGCCGGCGGACTGCCATGCTGCAGTGGGCGACCGTTTGCGGCGCGGAGATCAGCTATTATCAGCGGACCGTGAATTTTTCGGCCCATGTCGGCAGCTCGTCGCCGGTGAGCCTGAGCAGCAAGGAAAATGTGAAAAGCCTGTCCGTCACAGCGGACAGCCGCAGCAACACGCAGAGCTATAACGTAGAGCTGTCCAGGCTCCAGCATCTGGGCCTGGGCGATGAGGTGACAATAGCCTATAACAGCCTGAATCTGAGCGTTTCGTCCAGGGTGATCAGCCTGGATTATGATCCATTCCACCCCATGTCCATCAGCATGGTGTGCGGTGACTATGTGCCGACTTACTACGAGGCCGTGCAGGACAGCCTGGACGGAATCGAGGAATCGATCCCTGAACAAATTGAGGACACACTGGAGATCGTGCTCGTTCGTGCGACAGAAATGGATTTCCAGGACTGGGATCTGGGCGCCTTCTCGGAGACGCTGGACACCGGAGAGGTGGTAGACTACAGCGTCACTTTCGACGTGAACGGGAATCCGATCAACATCACAGACGGGACGCATTCGTGCGATATTGACTGGTAGCATTATGGATTATGTTTATGACACGGAGAGCTTTCTGGCGGGCGTGGCCGTCGGGCGAAACATGGAGAGCTGGCCCGCCATGCAGGGGATAAGCGTCTTTAAATTCACGGTCCAGGTCTCAGCCGGTCTGTTCCAGGGGCCGTGGGTGGTTTTCGACGGGACCATCTCCTGGGGTGATGGTCGCAGCGACGACTTCGACAACATCCCTGCAAATTACACAGAAAACGAATCATACCGAAATCAGATTTCGCATTCCTACGCAGCCGCAGGAACCTACCAGATTGAAATGGTCGGGAGGCTGCTGGACTGGAGCACGACACGATCCTCCGCGATCCTGTCGGGAAACAGCTACCTGATCTCCATCGACACCCCATTCCCGCGCAGCATGGAGCACAAGACGTATTTGACGGCGTGCTGCTATTACAGCTCCGCGCTGGTCAAGCTCCCGGCGAAACCGTTCCGGCACCTGCATCAGCTGCAGAGGATCTATAGATTCTGCTACAGGTGCAGCTCCCTGCAGGCGCTGCCGCCGAGGCTTTTTGAGGGGTGTAAAAGCCTGACGGACGTCAGACAGGCATTCATGAACTGCGACATCAGGAGCGTTCCGGCTGATCTTTTCGCGGGATCCCCGGCAATCGAGACTGCGGCGGGCGTGATGAGCTACAACAGCCATTTGACGGAGATCCCTGCCGGATTGCTGGACCCGCTGCAAAATCTCAAAACAGCGCCGGGCTTTAACTCTCTGGGCATAACAACGCTCCCGGAGTACCTGTTTGTCAACTGCCCGGATATAGACACATTCGATAATCTCTGCTATTCATCGACGAGCTTCCGGGAAATCCCAGCCGACCTTTTCAGCTATAACCCTGGAGCGACATCGTTCCAGGGGGCCTTCGGACGGACGGCGATAGAGGAGATCCCGGCTGACCTGTTCGACGACTGTCCACTGGCCAGCAATTTCCGGCAGTGCTTTGCGGACTGCACAAGCCTGACCGGGGCCGTGCCGGAGCTGTGGGTACAATTCCCGGCAGCGGACGGAACGGAGTGCTTCAGGGGCTGCACCGGTGCGGCAAATTACGCCGACATTCCAGACGAATGGAAGTGATCATATGCCTATAGCGGACAAATTGTCATTCCTCGCAGGGCTGCAGCTGGGCCGCCGGCTGAAAATCCTGGAGGCCAGGAAAAAGCTGGACCCTCCCGTCACGGAGCTGGCACTGCTCACGGAGCTGGAGGACCCGATCCTGACGGAGGATGGAGAAGAGATATTGCTGGAGGATTAGCGCATGGGGAAAAAAATTACGCAACTCCCGTATGGGGCATTTGTAAACGGGGCGGACCAGTATCCGGCGGTGCAGAACGGCGTGACGAAGCGCTTTTATATGACTAACGTTCTGCAGTGGATAAAACTCAACCTGACGCCGGGGGATATCGGCGCGCAGTCGCGGCTGACATTTGACGATTACCCAGCAATAGCGTCAAACAACCCCGTCAAAAGCGACGGCATAGCGCAAGCAATCTATGATTCGGAAGACCTCATGATGATGGCGATCAGCGTGACGGCATTTTCGTCGCTGCCAAAAACAATCTCAAACGCAGATATTACGGCGCGACATCGGGTGCTGAGGGTCGAACTGGGTTCTCCCCGTGCACAGGTCGGAACATGGACGTTCACGACGGCAAGCGGAAGCGTTACCGTTTCCGGGTCCATTTCCGGCAGCACCACTATGCTGCTGATTTTGGGATATCCTGCCTCCATCCAGGCATAAGGAGGGATTGCAATGGCAACCGACACGCTCTTGAGATTTTTGACTGACGCCGATTTGAATGTAATTCACCAGGACATCGGCCCGGGGGAAACGCTGAATTTTCACACAGATTCCGGTGCTAACGCTCGCTGGACGTGCTTGGTGTCAACTGTGGGCGCCGGATCAGTCAGCGCAATCGAGGGGCTGTGGTACGTCGGCGGGTTTGCGGCAGAAACTATTCGCCGGAATGTAACCACGATCAAAACTGCCAGCCAGGTAACCGTAACTGCGACGGCGGACGGATTCTCCCTGTCGAGCAGTTCTACGGCGGTGGTCATTCACGTGGCTATCGTGCTGCTGATCAACACATGCGCGAGCATATGGACAACCATCAGCAGCTGAGGGGAGGAGGCCTATGAGCGCACAAGCAGTAATTGATGTGGCCCGGGGTGAGCTGGGCGTGTGCGAGGAACCGAGCGGGAGCAACCGGGTGAAGTATTGGGACGCCTACGACAAGGCGTTCCAGGGCCAGCCCTGGTGCGTGGCGTTCCTTTGGTGGGCCTTCAACGAGGCCGGGGAGCGCACTGCTTTCTTCGGCGGCGGCAAGACGGCAAGCTGCTCCATCCTCCTGCGCTGGTATCGGGAGCAGGGGCTGACTGTGCCGGTGGAGGACGTGCAAGTCGGGGACATCGTGCTGCTGAATTTCCACGGTGGTAAAGACCCGGAGCATTGTGGGCTGGTGACTGAGGTAAACAGACGGGCTGTGACAAGGGAACTTATGCAGATACAGACCATTGAAGGAAATACCAGTTCTTCTGGGTCGCAGTCTAACAGGGATTCCGTCTGCGAAAAGACACGTTACCCCAGCCAGATCGTTGCCGTCTGCCGTCCACAGTACCAGCCGGAGCCTGAGATCGTGGACGATATCACCGGGCACTGGGCCGAGGACGCGATCCGCCGGTGCATGGAGCGGGGCCTGATGGTGGGCTACCCCGACGGGAGCTTCCAGCCGGACAAGCCCGTGACGCGGGCGGAGCTGGCCACGGTGCTGCGGCGGCTGATGCTAGTGGAGGAAAAGGAGGATGATTTGAAATGAAGAAGTTTCTGAAAGCTGCGGCGATCCGGGCGGTGCGGACCGTCGCCCAGACGGCGATCGCCACCATCGGCACGTCGGCGATCCTGTCGGACGTCAACTGGGGCATCGTGGCCAGCGCGTCCATCCTGGCCGGCATCCTCAGCCTACTGACCAGCGTGGCCACCGGCCTGCCGGAAGTGGAGGGCAGCGAGAAATGAGCGAGGTCACGCGGGAGGAGTTCGACCGCCTCCAGGCCCAGGTCAATGAGAACACGGCAAGGCTCCACGAGGGAGACGTCACACTGGCGAAGCTGGATCTTCGGCTAAAGGGGATCGAGGACAAGCTGGGAGAGCTGTCGGCAGGCGTGAAGGCCCTGCAGGAGAAGCCCGCGAAGCGCTGGGAAAGCATATCCGGCGCCGTCCTTCAATGGGTAGTCACAGCCCTGCTGGCATACATCGCCGTCAAGATCGGCCTGGGCTGACAACTGCATATTGACAGATTCCGGCACCCATACGGGTGCCGGAATTTTTTTTTGCTCTTTTTTGATTTCTTCTCCATTTGGGTATTGACAATAATACAAGTCTATGGTAGAATGAGGCCAGAAATCAACAAGGAGGCACGAAAATGAAAATCACGGAAACCAAGATCGAGGAGCTGCAGAAGCTGGGATTCAAGCGCTGGACCAAAAACGGCAAGGACCGGCTTTACATCAACGCCACCAGCCTGGGACTGACCTACACCACCTATAATACCGGCAATGTGAGCAGCGCCTCTTTTGCCGGGGAGCACATCAGCAACTCCGCGGCCCGCCGTATGCTCGGGAGTAAGACCTATATCGACCTTGTGCAGGGGGTGGTCGTCAGCGATAACGCCACCCTGGCCAACGCCGCAGCGGACCTGAGCGGCCTTGAGTGTGAGGAACATAGGCCCTGGGACAATATCATCAAGATCGCGTAAGGAGGAGACAGAAATGACGAAGTACGAGATCCGCACCGATACCCATGAATTCCGACTGCCGAAGAGGGCGGGCATCCGCACCTGCACCGGCGCCGACCTGTTTGAGGATTACCGCCAGAGCAGCATTCAGGACTCCGAGGTCCGGGAGAGCTTCGACTCCCTGGAGGAGGCCCGGGCCGAGTTTGAGGCCCACTGGGCAAACTGGGGAAGCACGCAGCTCATGCAGGGGAACGGGACCAGGTACCTCTATTGCGAGTTTGCATGGATCGAGGAAAACCGGTATGACGACGACGGAGAGTTTGACCAGGGCGGCTGGTGCTATTACGTGTCTGCAGAGGACTGGACGGAAGAGGAGGATGAATAGAAGAAATGAGGTACAGGATCAGCTATGACGGTAAGACCGTCACGCGAAACGCGGACACGGCGCAGGCCGCCGTCGAGAAACTCTGCGACCAATACGGATGGGGCTACAAGCTCAAGCAGTATGATGCGGATACAAGAGGACGCGAGTGGGCTGAGTGCGCGGCAGACACCACCGGGGGGATTAACTACAACCGGACCATTTACGCCGAGAAGGCGGAAGACTAGGAGGACGAAAATGAAAAAGATCATCAATGGGCGAGTTTACGACACCAACACGGCCACCGAGCTGGCAGCCTATTCCAACGGCGGCGGATGGCGAGATTTCCGCCATTATGAGGAAACGCTCTACCGTAAAAAAACTGGCGAGTTTTTCCTCTACGGAAAAGGCGGCCCCATGACACAGTACGCCGAGCGGGTGGACCTCAATAGCTGGGGCAGCGGCGAGCGGATCATGCCGATGACCTACCAGGAGGCCACGGCCTGGGCGGAGGAGCACCTGGATGGCGACAAGTATGAGGAGATCTTTGGAGAGGTCCAGGAGGACGAGACCAAGATCATGACCACCATGCGGCTCTCCGCGTCTACGGTGGAAACGCTCAAGCGCAGAGCCGGCGCCGAGGGGAAGGGGATCGCCGAGCTGGCGGAGGAGCTGCTGGCCGCGGCGCTCCGCGGAAAGGTTTGAGTGGCAACGAGAGGGGCAACGCGCAAAAATTCGCCACAATTCGGGACCATTCGCACAGACGGAAATTAGGACACAAAAACGCCGGGAAGCCTTTATTTTCAAGGCTTCCCGGCGTTTTCATCTGGTGGAGATAAGCGGGATCGAACCGCTGACCTCTTGAATGCCATTCAGCCAAAAAGTGCCCTCCGGGCCTTATATAGCTTGATTCTTGATTTTTTGAGTGGCAACGGGAGGGCAACGGAAAAGTCAGATGGCGTCGGTGATCTTCTTGAGATCCTTCAAATCCACATCCTGATAGTGCCGCAGCATCTCCGTGGACGTGTGGCCGATCAACTCCAGCTTGTCCTTGTCGGCTCCTGCGACGCGCTTGATCAGGGTGGCGAAGGTGTGCCGGCAGCTGTGGGGAGTGATGCGGTGACGGAGGACGCCGCCGGAGATCTCCACCATGGGGTTGTCGATGCCGCAGGCCTCCAGGGCCGGGTAAAAAACGACCTCGCTCCAGCGCTTGAGGTCGGTGATCTCTCCGGCCAGGGGGCCGCCGCGAGCGGCCAGACGCGCCACCAGGGGCGCGATCTTCGGGGAGAGGGTGACGATCCGGCCTTTCCCGGCCTCCGTCTTTGCGCCGCCGGTGAGGGTCTGCGCGGCGGCGTCGTAGCTGCCGTCGGTAAGGGCCAAAAACTCCGAGGGGCGGAATCCGGTATAGCACATGATCAGGATCTGGTCCGCGCCCAGGACGATGCCGAGGCAGCGCCACAGGCGGGCCAGCTCCAGCTCCGTGAGGGCGTCCCGGTGGGCGGCAGCTTCTCCGGTGACGGTGAGGTACTGCGCCAGGTTCAGGCCGTCCGCCGTCAGATGCCGGGGGATGGCGTATTTGTACATGAGGCCCACGGCGGCCCGCATATTCTCCATGGTCCGGCGGCCCTTGGGACATTCGTCGATGCAGTCCTGGAGATCATCCACGTCGATCTCCGCAAAGGGCATCGTGTAGAGCGGGCCGAAGTACCGTACGGCGGCCCGATAATTCCCGATGGTAGACTTCCCGGCCCGGTGGGTGGGCAGCCACGCCTCATAGAGCTGGAAGAAGGTCATGGCCTTCCGTTCCCGCTTCTTCGGGCTTTCCCGGAGGGAAGGCAGGGCGGCCACGGCATCCTTTTTCAGGGCGAAGACGGCGGAGCGGGTCTGCTTGTGCCGCTTTTTCGGATCATTCGGGTCCGCGTGATAGCCCAGCACCACGACCGCCTTATATTTGCCGTTGGGCAGCTTGTAGACGCTGCCCTGCCCGTTGCCCCGCTTGTGCTTCACAGGCGGGGCTTTTTCCTGTTTATGGCCGCAGAGGCCGCAATAGGGCATGGAGGGGACCTCCTGGCCGCATTTAACGCATATCATATCATAGCTCCTGTCCGTTTTTTCACCATACTCATAAAGTAAGATATCGGCGTCAAAAATACTCAGCGCAACAGGGGAACACAGGACGAAACACAGGACAATTATAAAGGCAGGCCGGGGAGGGGTCAAGAGTGAAAAACCGGGAAGGGCTGATAAAAGAGATCCTCCGGCTGCTGCGGACGGCAGCGCCGGAGGTGCTGGAGCTGGTATTTTACATCCTGCTGGGGTGAGCGGGCAGAATCCCAAGCGCTTGGGATTCTTGCGGAAAAGAGAGGACCGGGGGCCGTTACGGCTCCCGGTCTTTCTGCATTTCTTCCTCCAGAGAGGACATGATGCGCTCCAGGGCGGCCCATTCGGGGCCGTCGGGATCGAAGCGGAGCAGGGTGGTGATCAGGGCCGTCTGGAAGCTCTCCGGACGGTCCACCAGGCGGGAGCGGATCAGGGCGCCCAGCTCCGCCTGCCGGGAGCGGGGCCGGAACATCTCGCCGGCGCCGGTCCGCAGCCAGGTCTCCGAACAGCCGAAGTCCCGGCAGATCAGGAGGACGGCGGAATCGGGGATCGAGCGCTCGCCCTTTTCCCATTTTGAAACGGCGGTGTTTGATACGCCCAGCCGGGTGCCAAATTCTTCTTGATTCAGGGCCAGAGCTTTCCGCAGCTCTTTGATTCTGTCTTTCATAATATCGCCTCCGGGGGACAGATTAACCGAAAATATCCCCAATGTCAAGAAATTCTGGGAAAATGCCTTGACAAAGTAGCCAATGGGGATTATAGTTTCCCCAAAGGCGAAATGGAGGTGAGAAAGTGAACAACAAGGAACAGGTCCTGCTGAAGCACCTGGCGGAGATGCCGGAGGAGCTGCAGGACAAATTCGTGCTGATGGCCCAGGGCGCGGCCCTGGCCGTAGAGTGCAGCAAGACCGCAGCGGCGGAGGCCAAGGCCCGGGAGGGCGAAGAAGAGGAAGGAGGAGCCGCATGACGATGGCGGAAATCAGGGCGTCGGATAAGGATATGCTGATCCCCACGGATATCAACAAGATCCTGGGCTGCGACGCCCATACCATACGCCTCCAGGCGCGGGAATTCCCGGAGAGCCTAGGCTTCAACGTGGTGGTGATCGGGAATCGGACCCTGATCCCGCGCAAGGCGTTTCTGAGATTTATGGGGGAGGCGGTCGTGGACCTGTGACGATCTGGTCAAATGCGGCGGGGGATGAGCTGCCGATGACCCGTTATGCGGAGGGGACCCCTCATCCGTCGGCTGCGCCGACACCTTCCGCGGAGAGGAAGGCGGGGGAGATCCTGCTGCCGGGCCTGGACGCCGGGCGGGTGGCCGTGGCGGCGGTGGACGCCATCGCCAGGCTGCTGAAGGCGCTGGACACGGAAGGCTATGGAGAGGCGGGAGCCTACAACTTTGTCGAGCAGGTGCGGGGCGTGCTGATGCTGGCCCACGCGCTGACGGAAACGGAGGACGATGAATGAGGACCAGGACGAAAAAGCACATCTGCATTGCGCTGGGGCTGGCGTGCTGGATGGCGATGATCTGCATCGTCGGCGGAGCGGAGCAGGGCTGGATGCCGGTGACGCAGGCCGGGTTGCTTGCGGTGGCCAGTGAACTCGCCGGCGCGGCCCTGCTGTGGAAGGCGGGGTGGATCAGATGGAGGGGCTGAGGGAATGCCCCTGCTGCGGGAAACCGGGGGAGATGAAGACCGTTTATCAGCGATTCCGTCACGGGTGGATCGGCTGCCCGGCCTGCGGGCTGTATATGCAGTGGAAAAACGACCCGGCGGCGGCGATCAAGAGGTGGAACAGGAGGACGAAGGATGACTGAGTATATCAAAATGACTGACGCAATCACAACCACATGGATGATCCTGCGCGGAATGGGGTACGCCGCAGAAGATAACCCCGACATGGTTAAGACCGTTGCCGCTGTGTTCGATACAGCCCCTGCCGCCGATGTGGTGGAGCGGGACGGATGGGTCCGGGCGTCTGAGCGGATACCGGAGCTTGGGCCGTGGGCGAAGTTTCCGGACGAAGACGAGGACGGCGGTCTCACAAGCTACCGGCAGACGAAGCCTGTCCTGGTGATTGATGAAACCGGGGAAATGAGCCTGGCGGAGTATCACCAGGAGAAATGGGACGACGATGAACGCATGCGGTTCGACGAATGGGTATCGCTGCCGGACATGGGGACGCTCAAGGGCGTGATTTGGTGGGCGCCGACGCCGGAGCCGCCGGAGGAAGGGACATGATGCCGGCGGTGATCGTGAAGCTGCTGGCCACGCTGGCGATCGTGTGCAACCTGAGCCTGGCGCCGGTCCTGCCGGAGCCGGAGCCGATGCCGGAGGCCATGACCGCGCAGGCCGTGCTGGAGCCGGAGATGACCATGCGGGAGATGCTGGCTTGTGGGATCTACAACGAGGCCGGCGGGGACGCCTGCAGCGACGATTGCCGGCGATATGTGGGCGACGTCATGCTCAACCGGGTGGAGGACGAGCGATTCCCGGACACGCTGGAGGGCGTGCTGACCGCGCCGGGGCAGTACGGGAGGTTTTCCAGGACCGGGATCGTCTGGCCGGAGCGGGCCAAGGAACCAGGGGAAGCGCACGCGGTGGAGCGGGCCTACCGGATCGCGGACGAGCTGCTGGCCGGGGAGCATTCCGAGCTGTACGGCCAGGGCTACATCTGGCAGGCGGAATTTGAGCAGGGTGCCGAGGGATTCTGGTGCGATGGGCTTTATTTCGGGAGGTGACGCATGAGGACGCGGATCATCATGGAGATCCTCATGGAAGGGGACGCCGTGGCCTGCAAGGAGATCATCGCCGTGGAGCTGGAACGGAACCTATTGGAGATCGGCCAGGCACGGGTGCGCTGCCTGGGGGCCACCATCGAAGAGGATGAGCAGCTGAGCATGAGCGGGGGACGGGGGTCCCCTCATCCGCCCCTTCGGGGCACCTTCCCCCAGGGGAAGGCAGGGAGGCGATAACGCCCGAAGGGCCGCAGGAGGACCGGAGGGCGGGTCGTATGCCTCCTTTCTGAGAAGCGCGGACGGAGGGGGCGCTCGCGGCGGAGGAAGTACGCAAGACTGCTGCCGTGCGCTGCGGTGAAAGCCCGCAGACCGCCGTCCTGCGGGGCGGGCGCTGAAAGCCTGCCCCTATACCTCCCGCCGCGGGCGCATGAGCCGGGCGGGAGACCAGCCGAAAAGGCAGAATTTTGAAGGGAGACGAAAACATGGAAAAGGCCATTGAGGCCATCGGGGCGCAGCAGGCCAAGGTGGAGGCCCGGTCCGCGCCGTGGATGGTGGGCGAGCAGTTGAAGGACATGATCCGGCGGGAGCCGGGGATCGCCGAGCTGATCGCCCAGGACCTGACCGCCGGGGGCATGAGCCTGACGGCGGCGGAGAAGAAGATCAACTCATTCGCGGACAAGCACCGGACCGGGAACTTCGCCTGCGTGACGCCGGTGGAGGCGGAAACGATCCTGCGGGGGTATTTCGGATTGCCCGCTGCGGCGGGGATGCAGGCTCCCTCAGTCAGCTCCGCTGACAGCTCCCTCCCGGAGGGAGCCGGGACGGGGGACGCGGGGAAGGCGGTGATCGACCTTGCCGACTTCTTCTGAGAGGAACTACGCCGGGGATATGCCGCGGATCGCGCCGGACTGGCTCCGGGAATGGGCGGAGAAGCGGATCTGGAAGGAAAACGCCCTGCTTTTCAAATGCGACTGGCTGACGGACCCCATGACGGAGATCCGAAGCAAGGCGGCCCGGTGCCGCTGCACCGCCTGCGGGGAATCGTTCTGGACGGACTGGATCAGCGGCGGAATGTGCAGATACAGCGCGGCCGGGGGCATCCGCCTCTGGGAGGAGGGCAAGCCCAAAGAGGTCACGGACTGGCAGAGCTGCCGCTGCCCGGAATGCGGCGCGGAGGTCAAGGCCCGGCACCTGCGGAGCGGGTCGGAATACGCCGGGGAGACCGCATTCCCAATGACGCTGCACCGCATCCCTGTCAAGGGGGAAAAGGACCGGCTGGCGCTGGTGTGCTGGCAGGTGGTCAAATACTTCGACGGAGCAGGGGCGCGGCACTTCCGCTTTCATCCCTATGAGGTCATGGTGGCGGAGGAAAAAGCCCTCCGGCGGATCACCTTCCACGGGGGCGGCTTCGGGGGCGTCTACTGGCTGGACGAGCCCCATCAGTGCCGGAGCCTCCAGGACATGATGCAGGACATAACGGAGATCGTATGCCCGGAGGGGATCGGGAAGGCCGCGGAGGGGACCACCTGCGAAAACGCAAAGCTGGAGATCTATCTGGAGGCCGGGAGGGTGAACTTCCCGGCGGCGTGGGTACGGCTCTGGCAGAAACGGGGCGGGAAGGCGGAAAGCCTGCTGACCTGCGGCGCCGGGGGAATCGTGGGGAACCTGATCGGGCAGGAAAAACTGAAGACGCGGACGACCAACTATTACACCGCGAGGACCGTGTATAACACCGCGTTTCCGCAGCTGAAGGCCCTGGACTGGAAGGGCCGGCGGCCCTGGGAGATCCTGCGGATGCACGGGAAGGACGAGCTGCGCGAGGCCGTGGCGCTCCAGGAGCGGGTCAATCTGGGCGGGAAGACCTGGCGGCTGTGGCTGGAGGGCCGGGCGGCGGGCAAGCCCTGGACGCTGGAGGACGCGGAGGCCCTGGAGGGCATGAAAACCCCGGAGCGGATCACGGCTACGGAGATCAGCCCGGCGAAGGCGGCCCGGTATCTGGCCGGGCAAAAGCGCCGGTGGCCCAAGGACGACGCCGACGAGATCATGCTGACGGACTACTGGGACATGATCCGGGCGGAGGCCGCTGCGGCGGGGGAAACCCAAAACCAAACCGAAGCCCAGCACGAGCGGGTTCGGTTTGGAGAGGAGGAGCCGGGGGAATCATCGAGCATTGCCGCCAAAGCGGCGATGCGAAGCATTCGCCCGAGCGACGACGAGTGGCCGGAACGGCTGAAGCGGGAGCACGACCGGGCGGCGGCCCGGAGGAAGAAGGAAGCCAACGCCAAGCGGGACGCGCTGATCGAGGCCCAGGCCCGGAAACTGGAGCGTTTCGCCATCACTCTGAACGGGATCACCATCCGGCCAGCCCGGGACACGGCGGAGCTGGAGGCGGAGGGGAAATGCCTGCGGCACTGCGTGGGAAGCTACGCCGAGCGGGTGAGCAAAGGGGAGACCTTCATTTTCTTCATCCGCCGGGAGGCGGAGCCGGATATGAGCTGGTACACCCTGAACCTGGGGAAGGACCTGCGGACCGTCATCCAGAACCGGGGGATGCGGAACTGCGACCGGACGCCGGAGGTGCAGGCCTTTGAGGACGCCTGGATCGCCTGGGTGCGGGCCGGGGCGAAGCGGGACAAAAACGGGGAGCCGGCGCTGCCGGGGACCGTGAACGAACATAAAAAGGAGGATGCGGCATGAATGAGGAACGGGTTTATACGGGGGACGAGGGAGCCGCTGCGGCGGGGACCCCTCATCAGTCAGCTGCGCTGACAGCTTCCCCCAGGGGAAGCCAGCCCGCCCGGACGCTGGAAATGGTGACGGAGGAGATCCGTTATCTGGACAACCAGGCGAAGCGGCTGGTGCTGGGTCACGCCATCGAAATCGGGCGGCGGCTGGAGGAGGCCAAGGCCCTGGTGCCCTACGGCGAGTGGGGCAATTATATCCGGGATCAGCTGAACTACAGCCAGAGCACGGCGCAGAATTTCATGCGGATCTTCGACGAATATGGGGCCGCGCAGCAGAGCCTTTTCGGCCCTGTCGCAGAATCCCAAGCGCTTGGGAATCTTAGTTACACCAAGGCTTTGGCGCTGCTGGCGGTGCCCAGGGAGGAGCGGGAAACCTTCGCCGCAGAGGTGGACGCGGAGCATATTTCCAGCCGGGAACTGGCGGAAGCCATCCGGGAGCGGGACGAGGCGCGGAAAAAAGCGGCGGCCCTGGCGCAGGAGCTGGAGGGGTCCCAGCTGGCAATCGCGGAAGCGGAGGAGCAGCGGGACGCGGCCATCGACAAGCTCATGGGCCTGAATGAATCCACAAAGGAACAGATGGCCGAGGACCGGGACACCATCCGGACGCTGGAGGCGAAGATCACCGAGCTGGAGAGCCGCCCCATCGACGTGGCCGTGCAGGAGCCGGACCCGGAGGAAGTGGAAAAACGGGCCGCCGAGCTGGCCAACAAGGCCAAAGAGGAGCTGGAGCAGAAGGCCGCCAAGGAGGTGGGCGCGGCGGAGGAAAAGGCCGCCAAGGCCGCCGAGGCGCTGAAAAAGGCCCAGGAGAAGGCCAAGGCCGAGCGGGAGAAGCTGGAGGCGCAGCTGAAGGAAGCCGAAGGGAAGCTCGCCGCCGCCGGGGAGGCGGACAAGGCCGAGGCGGACAAGCTCCGGGCCGAGGCGGAGCAGCTCAAGAAGCAGCTGGCCATGAGCAATCAGGCGACGGTGGTTTTCAAGCTCCGGTTTATGGCCTGGCAGCAGGCCCACCAGCAGATGTCGGAGGCCTTCACCGCCCTGGACGAAGAGACCAAGGAAAAAATGCGGGCCGCCATCCGGGCGCAGGTGAAGAACTGGGGGTGGACGGATGAATAGGAAGCAGTGGAGCGACGCCTGGCGGCTGCTGGGGTACATCGAGGGAGCGAATGATACGGATGCCGACACCATCGCCCACGAAATCATCCAGGAGGCCGTGAACGACCTGGCGGAAATCCTGCTGGAGATCGTGCCGGAGGAGAAGAAAAAATGAAGGTTAAAAAGATCGGAGCGCTGTGCAAGGCGCACGGCGTCTGCTATCTCTACGACGAGCTGACGGAGGAGGGCGAGATCCGGCGCCAGTGGATCAGCAACGGCGCGGCCATGTGGCCGGTGAGCGGCCTGCCGCAGCTCAGCGAAGCCAATCTGAGCACGCTGTTTGATTTTTCGGAAAGCACCGTCGAAAAGATGGAGATCGCGGAGAAGGAGCTGCCGGGCTGGCTCTGCGGCGTCAGCTACGACCTGCGGGACGGGGAAGCGCAGCTCCAGGAAAGCAACATCCGCCTCCGCGTGGCCGGCGATGAGTTGATGGCCCTGACCGCCGGGGCGACCGTGTACTGGCTGCGGGCGGACTACCTGAAGCCCTGCTGGACGAAGGAGACGCAGCTGCTCCTTCGACGGGACGAAGACGGGGAGGCGGTGATCGCCGTCTGCGACGGGCTGTTTTTGGCCGGGATCGTCATGCCCGCCGTGCTTCAGCCGGAGGTGTTCCGGGAGCTGCTGCGGCTTGGGGTAAGCGCGCCGAAGCCGGTGACGCCGGCGGAGGAGACGCCGGAGGACGAAGACGATGCCGGTTGATAAATCGGACGCGCAGAAGGCGCGGGAGGTGCAGGATAAGCCCAGCTACCGGCGGCTGTGCTCCATCTGCGTGCGGGAGTATTACGACAGCCTGATCGGGCCGTGCCCGGAGCGGGGAGGGCGGCAGATCTGTATGTACTGCTGCCGGATGTGCCCGGAGCACTACAGCCTGCCGGGGCAGATCGGGCAGAGGTGCCGGGCGAAGGACCGGGCGCGGGCCGCAGCGGCGGGGAAAGATCATTAAGGAGGACGGACATGGGACATTATAGGCTGAAAATCGAGAACGCGGAGACCGGTGGACCCATCGCGGGGTATCCCGCGGCCATCCACAGCGTGGAGACGGACCTGGCGATGGTGATCGCCCTGGGCGGAGAGGACGACGAGGGCAGCGCCTGGATGAACGCCGTGCTGGCCAACGGGGAATTCAACGACAAGACGTTCCAGGGGCTGATTGCGTCGTTTTTCATGAACTGCCAGCAGATGGCTGAGGCGGAGCCGGACTCGTCCGCGGCCATCACCGCAGCCCTCTGGGGGCAGATGGTCCGATACCTCCGCAGGACGATGAGCCGTGAGAAAGTGGTGCAGTTTGCCATGCTCTCGCTGGCGGTGAGGCCGGAGGAATTCGACGAATGAGCGGGTACCAGGTTCTGGACAAGGACGGGATGGTGATCTATTCCTCCGGCAGGGGCAGCGTCTGCGACGAGACCTGCCGGGGCTGCGCCTATCAGGGAACGGCTGGCAGCACGATGTGCTGCGACCACCTGCTGATCACCGGACACGCGAGGGGGTGCCCGGCGGGCGCCGGGTGCACCAGGAGAACGAAGGGGAAGCGGCGGATGAGCATCGAGGCGCTGATCGCCAGGGCGCGGGATCTGCCGAAGCCGAAGCCGAAACCGTTGCCGCCGGCGGAGCCGAAGCGGAAGGCACCGGAGGGCAAGGTCTCCAGGGCGGCCATGACCGAGGAGGAATGGCGGGAGCACCGCCGCGAGATAGACCGGGCCTATTATGCCAGAAACGCCGAACGCCTGCGGGCTGAGCACCGTGAGCGGCGGAAGAATATGACGCCGGAGCAGAAAAAGCAGCGCTCTGAGGCCCACCAGAGGTGGGTGGAGAATAACCGGGACAAGGTGAACGCCTACCTCAGAGAGCACAGGCGGAAAAAGAAGGAGGCCGGGCAGTGAGCGAATCAGAAAAGGAAATCGTCGCCATCAACGGTGCGGCCAGGGAGCGGGAAATGAGCTATGGGCAGTTTGTCAGCCGGGCCACGGCGGAGGAGCTGCGGGAGGCCATTCGGAAGCACTGGCCGAGGGAGAAGCAGCGGAAGCAGTGAACGGCAGCCCGGCGGCTGATCACCGCCGGGGGCTGTTTCGGGTCCCGCCAGGGACGGGGCCGGAAAGAGCCTATACATATATAATCGCGTGCGCGGGCGCGCGATTTCGGGCTTGTAAGCAATCTTATCTTAAGGACAGGAGGCGGCCGGGGCATGGCATACCAGGGGCGGTTCTTTGTGCGGAAGCGGATCTGGCGCTGCGGGCAGTTCGCCGAGGTGGAGCTGTATCCGGTCTTCCAGCCGCCGGGGAAGCGGAGGAGCCGGTGCCGCCCGACGAAGGAGTGCCAGCGGCGCTTGAATCAGCGGGCTTCGCAGATGAAGCTGGCCAGGCTGCTGCGCCTCAACTTCGGGGAAGGAGATCTGGAGATCGACCTCACCTATGCCAGCCCGGAATCAGCCGAGGAAGCCGCCGACGATTTCCGGAAGTTCCTGGGAGAGCTGAGGAAGATCTGGCGGAAGGCCGGGGAGGAGCTGCGGTTTATTTACACCCGGGAGCAGGGAAAGAAGAGCGGCCGGGTGCATTTCCACATGGTCCTCAATCAGGGGCCGCTCAGCCGGGACGAGCTGGAGGCACTTTGGGGGCACGGATACGCCAACGCCCGGCGGCTCCGGATGGACGAGAACGGCGTCAGCGGGCTGGCGGGGTATCTCAGCAAGCAGGGGCGCAAGAGGAAGCCGGAGGACGCGGGCAAGCGAAGCTGGAGCTGCAGCCGCAATCTGCAGCGGCCGGAGCCAGAGATCAGGGACGGGGCCGTCACCGTGGGGGACGTCATGGCGCTGGCCGAGGAGATCGACCGGCGCAGCGCGGAGGCGGTGATGCCGGATATGACGCTGGTGGAGGCCGAGGCCTGGCGGAACCAGGTGAACAAGGGGCTGTACATACGGCTGGAGATGGCGGCGCCGGAATGCTGGCACGGGCGGCCGCCGGTGCCGCGATACATAAGCGGCGACATGGGGGAGGATGACGGATGAGCAAGGGCAAGACGTGGCAGGACAAGGCGCGGCGGGTGGTCCGGGCTTATCCCAGGCTGCACGCGGAGCTGCAGGATCTCCAGCGGATGAGCGTGACGCCCAGGCTGAGCGGGATGCCGGGCGGCGGGGAGGCCGGGCGGGCCACCGAGGAAGCGGCCCTGCGGCAGCTGCCTCCGGACGAGCAGACGGCCCACGACGCCGTGGAGCACGCGCTGCGGATGCTCAGGCTGCACCGCACGGCGGCCAAGCGGCGGCGGCTGGTGGAGCTGGTGTACTGGCGGGCGACGCATACGATCTATGGCGCCGGGGTGGAGCTGGGTGTCAGCGAGGAGACGGCGCAGCGCTGGAATGCGGACTTCCTGCTGTGCGTGCAGAGCTATTTGTCGGCGCGGTGGTGAGGATATCGCGGGATTTTCCCAAAACGTACCGAATGGGCAGGGAATTTCGGCGTAATCTGATAGCGTCCCGGCGTGGGCGCAGCGAGGGAGGCGAGACCGTGCAGGAGTGGGCGCGGGCGTTTTACAAGAGCCGGGCCTGGCTGGAGACGCGGGAAGCGTATGCGGCCAGCGTCGGGTGGCTGTGCGAGGATTGCCTGGCGCAGGGGCTGATCGTGCCGGGGAAGGTGGTGCACCATGTGACGCCGCTGACGCCAGCGAATATCAGCGATCCGACGGTGGCGCTGGCGTGGGGGAACCTGCGGCTGGTGTGCCAGGACTGCCACGCAGCTGAGCACAAAAAGGCGGCGGGGTTTCGCTATGCGGTGCTGCCGGACGGACGGATAGCCCCCCTATCACGAAAAGAATTTGACACCCCAGGGACCGGGCGGTGAAGGTACAAAAAACCGGAAAAGGCGCGGGTGAGGGGTGTTTTTTGCTGAGTTAGTGCAATTTGCACAAATATAACGCAACTTCGCCGGAACCGGCGGGAAAGGAGGCCGTAATGGCACGGAAGAAGAAGGAAACGCGGATCGCTGACGAGCTGAAAAGGCTGGATGAACTATTCCAGGGACTGCCGGCGAACAAGTACGCGCTGGTGCTGCCGCTGCTGGAAAACGCGGCCTTCATGAAGGTCGAGCTGGAGGATCTCAGGACGGCCATCGCAGCCACCGGCGCCACCGAGAGCTATCAGAACGGAGCGAACCAGAAGGGCCAGAAGGCCAGCGCGGAGCTGCAGGCCTACACCGCCCTGATCAAGCAGTACAACACCATTTCCGAGCGGCTGGAGAAGATGCTGCCGGCTGAGGCGGCGAAGTCGAAGCTGGCGGAGATCCTGGCCGCATGAACTGGATTCTGCGATATTACCAGCACATCAAGGACGGGACCGTCACGGCCCCGAAATGGATACACCTGCTCTACGCCAGGATCATCAAGGACCTGGAGGAGCGGGCGTTTTTTTTCGACGCGAAGAAGGCGGACCGGGCCATCCGCTTCATGGAGACCTTCCTGCATCATAGCAAGGGCAAACTGGCGCCGGGCCTGGTGAAGCTGGAGGAATGGCAAAAGGCGCAGCTCAGCTGCATCTTCGGCCTGGTGAACAGCGAGGGCCGCAGGCAGTTCCAGGAGGTCTTTGCCGTCGAGGGACGGAAATGCGGGAAGAGCCTGCTGGCCTCCGGCGTGGCCGAATATATGGCCTTCGGCCAAGGCGAATACGGCGCAGACGTTTACTTCATTGCCACGAAGTTGGACCAGGCGGATCTGGCATACAGCGCCTTTGTCCAGAGCATTGAGAACGAGCCGGAGCTGCGGAGCCTGATCAAGCGCCGGCGGACGGATATCTATATCCCGACCACAAACACCACGATCAAGCGGCTGCCCTTCAGCCAGAAGAAGAGCGACGGCCTCAATCCATACCTGACCGTCTGCGACGAGCTGGCGGCCTGGGTCGGAGACGCCGGCCTGAAGCAATACGAAGTCATGAGGTCCGCCCTGGGGAACCGGGAGGAGCCGCTGATCCTGTCCATCACCTCCGCGAACTACATCAACGACGGGATCTATGACGAGCTGACAAAACGGTCCACGGCCTGGCTGATGGGCACGTCGAAGGAGCGGCGGCTGTTGCCGTTTCTCTACATGATCGACGATATCAAGCGATGGAATGACCTGTCCGAGCTGCAGAAAAGTATCCCCAACCTGGGCGTCAGCGTCCGGGTTGATTTTCTGCTGGAGCAGATCGCCATCGCGGAGACCTCCGCCAGCGCCCGGGCGGAGTTCATCACGAAATTCTGCTGCATCAAGCAGAACAGCAGCCAGGCATGGCTGGACTATGAGACCGTCGAGCGGGCCAGCGGCGGGCCGCTGCGCCTGGAGGAATTCGCCGGCTGCTATTGCGTCGGCGGGATCGACCTGAGCAAGACCACGGATTTGACGGCGGCCTGCATCGTGATCGAGAAGAACGGGCAGCTGCACGTCATCAGCAGATTCTTCATGCCGCAGGAGCGGATCGAGAAGGCCACGGCGGAGGACGGCATCCCATACGACGCATATGTGAAACGCGGGGAGCTGATCCTGAGCGGGGAAAACCATGTGGACTATCACGACGTCTTCCACTTCTTCACGGATCTGGTGGAGAAATACAGCATCTTCCCGCTGAAGGTGGGATATGACCGATATTCCGCGCAGTACCTGGTGGCCGACATGAAGGCCTACGGCTTCCACATGGACGACGTCTATCAGGGCTTTAACCTGACGCCGGTGATCTCCGAAACGGAGGGCTTGATGCTGGACGGGAAGATCAGCATCGGAGATAACCAGCTGCTAAAGGCGCATCTGCTCAACAGCGCCCTGAAGGCGGATGTGGAGGCACAGAAAACGCGGCTGGTGAAGGTGGCGCCCAGGGCCAGGATCGACGGCACAGCGGCGCTCCTGGACGCGCTGACGGTGCGGCAGAAATGGTATGCAGAGATCGGCGAGCAGCTGAAAAATGAGGGATAAATCGTGAGTGTTTTTGTAAAGTGCGAATTAGTCCTTAAACCTGCCGAGCTTGAAAAAGCAAGGGAAATGCTCCAGCGGGAATGCTCGGAACCTGTGGTGCTGTTGCCTGCTGGGTTTGATTTGGCACAGCCGAAAATCATGTATGAGTGTGATCGCAGAGCCTGTGAAAGCTGCTCGGAAGATTGTCACTTGACAAGCAGCATCGAACACGCGAAAAACTTTCGGGTTGGACTTGGCGGCATTTATGTCGAAGTAGGTGATGAAGTTGGGACTGTTTGACAAACTTTTTGGGAACCGCCCGCAGCCCAAAGGGGAAGAGAAGGGCACGGTGCGGATGCTGACGGGCTACGAGCCGAGCTTCCACCGTTTCGGCAGCAATATCTACGAGAGCGAGCTGGTGCGGGCCGCCATCGGCGCCATCGCCACGAATTGCTCCAAGCTGGCCGTGACGACCAGCGGCGCCGCAAAGCCGGCGCTGCAGCGGAAGCTCCGGCACGGGCCGAATCAGCTGATGAGCTGGAGCCAGTTCCTTTATCGGCTGGCCACGGTGCTGTACGTCCACAACACCGCCTTCATCGTGCCGGTATTCGACGACTTCGGGGAGATCTCCGGCGTCTATCCGGCGCTGCCGGAGCGCTGCGAGGTGGTGGCCTTCGGCGACGATGAGCGCTATTACCTGCGCTACCGCTTCGGACAGGGGGAGACGGCGGCCATCGAGCTGGACGCCTGCGGGATCATGACCCGATTTCAGTACCGCAGCGACCTCTTCGGAGAATCGAATCGGGCGCTGCTGCCGACCATGGATCTGATCAGCATCCAGAATCAGGGCATCCAGGAGGGCGTGAAAAGCGCGGCCACCTACCGCTTCATGGCAAAGCTGACGAATTTCTCCAAGGCGGAGGATCTGGCCAAGGAGAGGCAGCGCTTCACGGAGGAAAACTTCAGCAAGGACGCCAAGGGCGGCGGCCTGCTGCTTTTCCCCAACACCTACCAGGACGTGAAGCAGATCGAGACGAAGCCCTGGGTGAGCGACGCAGACACGATGAAGGCCATCCGGGAGAGCGTCAACGAATACTTCGGCGTCAACGAGGACGTGCTGACCAACGCGGCCTTCGGCGATAAGTGGAGCGCCTTCTATGAGGGCGTGATCGAGCCTTTCGCCATCCAGGCCAGCGAGGTCATGACCCGGATGCTTTTCACCTTCCGGGAGCAGACGGAGGGCAACGGCGTCATGCTGACGGCTAACCGACTGCAGTACATGACCAACGCAGACAAGCTCAACGTATCCGCCCAGATGCTGGACCGGGGCATCATGAGCATCAACGAGATCCGGGAGATCTGGCAGCTGCCGCCGGTGGACGGCGGGGACGAGCGGATCATCCGGGGCGAATACTATAACGCCGACGAGCGGGTGACCGGCGAAGGAACGGACGAGGGTACCGACGCATGAGACGCGTCGCAGTCTATGCCGGCACGCGGAACGTCTACGGGATGATGGCCGCAGCTGCGAAGAGCCTGCTGGCCCACACGCACATGGACGTGGTCTATTTTCTGATCGAGGACGACGCCTTCCCGGAGCCGCTGCCGGACGTGGTGAGGGTCTGGAACATGGCAAAATGGTCCGGGAATGGTGAAGCCTGGTTTTTGTCCGACGGGCCGAATTATAGCAGCCAATGGACGTGGATGAGCCTGATCCGGCTGGTGCTGCCAGAGTTGTTTGTGGGAGAAAAGCGGGTCCTGTGGCTGGACGTGGACACCATCGTGGAGCAGGACGTCGGGGAGATCTTCGACCGGGATCTGGCCGGAAACTATGTAGCCATGGTGGAGGAGCCGGTTCGGAGCAAGTACCCATTCACCTACCACAATGCGGGCGTGATTCTCATGGACCTGGACAAGCTGCGGGCGGATGACACCTGGCGGAAATGGATCAAGCTGATAAACCGCGAACCGTTCACGGCGAAGGACCAGGACGTGATCAACCTGATCTGCCAGGGCGAGATTCTGACGCTGGGACCGGAATGGAACAGCGCCGGGCATATCACGCAGAACGCGGAAGACCCGTATATCCGGCATTACGCCGGATGTCTGAGGCCGAGCGGGGTGGCCGCCATCGCCCGATATGAAAAAGCAGAATGGAGAGTGAAATAAATGCCGAACAAGACCATGGAAGAGAAGCTGACCGAGGGCCGGCAGTATCGCCGGGTGGTGCAGATGGAGATCCGCGCCGCCGGTGAGGGTGAAAAGATCGTGGAGGGCTACGCCACCACCTTCAACGAGCCTTATGAGCTGTGGCGGGACGGGCCGGACTACGTCTTCATGGAGCAGGTGGACAGCCGCGCCTTCGACGATACGGACATGAGCGACGTGATCATGCAGTATGACCATGAAGGCCGCGTCTTCGCCAGGGTGAGCAACCAGACCCTGGAGCTGAGCGTGGACAGTCACGGCCTGCACATCCGGGCAGACCTGGGCGGCACCGAGATCGGGCGGCAGCTCTATGAGGAGATCCGGGGCGGCTACACCGACAAGATGAGCTTCGGCTTCACCGTGGACGAGGACGAGCGCCTGATCCAGGAGGACAGAGAGAGCGGGACCGTCACGATCCTGCGGACCATCAAACGCATCGGCAAGCTGTACGACGTTTCTGCCGTCAGTCTGCCTGCGAATAACGCGACCGAGATCTCTGCACGCAGCTGGTGCGACGGAGTGATCCAGCAGCTGACGGAGGAGCGCCGGAAGGCAGAGGAACGGGAGCGGCAGAAGAAAAAAATTAAGATTCTTTCGGAGGTATGAAAATGGAAATCAAGAACATGACCGTTGAGCAGATCGATGCCCGCAAGGCTGAGATCGTCGCCGAGCTGGACAAGCCCGAGGCTGACCTGGACGCGCTCCAGGAAGAAATGCGGAACCTGAACACCGAGCTGGAGGCCCGCAAGGCCGCCGAAGCGAAGAAGAACGATATTCGCAAAATGGTCGCCTCCGGCTCTGGCCACGTTGTGGTCGCCGTTGAGCCTGCTGAGAAGGTCGAGGTGCGCGACAGCAAGGAGTACATCGACGCCTTCGCCAAGTACATCAAGACCGGCGACGACAAGGAATGCCGCGCCCTGCTGACCGAGAACGTCAGCGGCACGCTGCCCGTGCCGTCCTTCGTGGAGGGCTTCATCCGGACCGCGTGGGAGAGCGACGCCATCCTGAGCCGCATCCGCCGGACTTACATCCGCGGCAACCTGCGCGTGCCCTTTGAGCTGAGCGCCACCCAGGCATGGGAGCACACCGAAGGCACCACCGCCGTCACCGAGGAGACCCTGACCCTGGGCATCGTGCAGATGAATCCCAAGAACATCAAGAAGTGGATCACCATCTCCGACGAGGCTATGGCCATGGGCGGCCAGGAGTTCCTGGACTACATCTACGACGAGATCACCTACCAGGTCTTCAAAGAACTGAAGGCCAAGATGATCGCCGACGTGGTGGGCAGCCCCGCCAGCTCCGACGACGATGAAGTGGGCGTGCCCCAGGTCTCCCTGGCGCCCAGCGTCACCACCATCGCCAAGGCCGCCGCGTATCTGAGCGACGAAGCCCAGAACATCGTGGTGGTGCTGAACCGGCTTTCCGAGGCTGCCTTCCTGGACGCCCAGGCCGCCGGCAACTTCAACATCGACCCCTGGGCTGGCCTTCCCCGCCTTTACACCAGCGCCCTGCCCGCGTACAGCTCCGCCAGCGCGGATGCCGTGTACGCCATCGTGGGTGACCTGCAGGGCCTCCAGGCCAACTTCCCCGAAGGCGACGGCATCGTCCTCAAGTTCGACGACCTGAGCCTGGCCGAGGCCGACCTGGTGAAGGTCGTGGGCCGCATCTACGCCGCGCACGACGTCACCGGTCCGGGCCGCCTGGTGAACAT